TGAGTTTGTAGACCAGTTAATCCTGTTCCCTGCTCAAGGAGTCCATGATGACTTGCCTGACTCCCTCAGTTACATTGACCAACTGGCTGTTACATCTTACATGGAAGAAGATGACAGCGAGGATTGGCAACCTGTAGATATTATTAGTGGGGTATAAGAATGGAATTCCAAGAATCTAGCGACTCAGACAAAGAGATAGTTAACTTTGTTGTCAACCATTGTGATAGATGGAGGGATTGGAGAGATGTCAATTGCCTTGATGATTGGCTAGAGTACGAGCGTATCTTCAATGGTGAGTGGGATGCCCAAGACAAAACCCGTGAGTCCGAGCGTAGCCGTATCGTTACCCCCGCTACCCAACAAGCCGTAGAGACACGCCATGCCGAGATCATGGAAGCTATCTTTGGTCAGGGTGAGTTCTTTGACATTCAAGACGATATTCGTGATGTCAATGGCAGTCCCTTAGATGTTGCTGCTATCAAAGCACAACTGATGGAAGACTTCAAAGTCGATAAGATTCGCAAGTCTATTGACCAGATTGAGCTGTTGGCAGAAATCTATGGTACTGGAATCGGTGAGATTGTTGTCAAAACAGAGAAAGTCTTTGTTCCTGCTACTCAGGCAATACCTGGTCAAGTCGGACAAGCGGCTATCGGTGTAGTAGAACAAGACCGCATTGCAGTCAAGATTGTTCCTGTTAACCCCCGTAACTTCCTCTTTGACCCCAATGGAACATCTATTGATGACTGTATGGGTGTGGCTATCGAGAAGTATGTCTCTATCCACAAGATTGTTAAAGGTCAAGAAGAAGGCATCTACCGCAAGGTAAAGGTCGGCACTGACTCTATGGATACAGACTTAGAGCCTACCCAAGAAGTTTCTCAGTACGAAGATGATAAAGTAAAACTTTTAACTTATTATGGACTCGTCCCCCGTGAGTATCTTGAACAACTAGAAAACGAAGAAAATGGCGAAGCAGAGGACTTATTCCCTGAAGACAGTATTCAGGATGAGTATTCCGATCTGGTTGAGGCTATCGTAGTTATCGCCAATGATGGTGTTCTTCTCAAAGCTGAAAAGAACCCATACATGATGAAGGATAGACCTATCCTTGCTTATCAGGACGATACAGTTCCTAATCGATTGTTGGGTCGTGGTACTGTTGAGAAGGCTTACAACTCACAAAAGGCTATTGATGCCCAAGTGCGTAGCCATTTAGATTCTCTTGCCCTCACAACTAGCCCAATGATGGCTATGGATGCTACCCGCCTCCCAAGGGGTGCTAAGTTTGAAGTAAAGCCAGGCAAGGCAATCCTGACAAATGGCAATCCCAATGAGATTTTGTTCCCGTTCAAGTTTGGTAATACTGATGGTTCTAACCTGACAACTGCCAAAGAGTTTGAGCGTATGCTTTTAATGGCAACAGGCACTCTTGACTCTCAGGGAATGGTTACTGCTGTCTCCAGAGATGCGGGTCAGGGCGGTATTTCGATGGCTACTGCCTCGATTATCAAGAAATACAAGCGTACCTTGGTGAACTTCCAAGAGGATTTCATGATCCCCTTCATCACTAAAGCCGCCTACCGCTATATGCAGTTTGACCCAGAGCGTTACCCTACTGTAGACATGAAGTTTATTCCTACGGCAGCACTCGGAATCATTGCTAGAGAGCATGAGCAACAACAGTTCATCGCTTTGTTGCAGACTCTTGGCCCTAATACACCTGTTTTGCCTATCATTTTGAAGGGCATCATGGCTAATTCTTCTCTGTCAAACAGATTTGAGTTGATCGAGATGCTAGACAAGATGTCTCAAGTTGACCCACAGGCTCAACAAGCGGCTCAGATTCAGCAACAGATGGCTATGCAACTGGCTCAAGCTCAGATTGCTGTCCAAACTACACAAGCAGAGCAGAACAAGGCTGAAGCGCAAAAGTTATTGACTGAAGCGCAATTGATGCCTATTGAGTTGCAAGCTAAGAGTATGGCGGCTAATACCAAGAACCTCCCAACTGATGACGCTTTAGCTTCACGAGAGTTTGATAAGCGGGTCAAGATTGCTGATTTGATGCTAAAAGAAGCAGATATTCAGAACAAGGCTAAGATTGTTGAAAAACAGATGGCTAGACAATGAATCCAGAACTTCAAAAGTATTACGAAGAGCGTTTTTCCATGATGTCCACTCAAGGGTGGAGAGAATTGATGGAAGATGTTGACAAAATGATTGAACCTTTGAATAATATTTCAACAATTGCAGACGAAAAAAGTCTACAATTCAGAAAAGGCGAGTATTCAATACTAATTTGGCTGAAAAACTTGAAACAAGTCAGCGAAAGAGCATTTGAGGACTTAAATGAAAAGAATGTATGAATTTGCCTGTATAAACGGGCATAAAACAGAAAGATTTGTTGATTATGAGACAACAAGTCTAGTATGTGAGTGCTATGAGGAATCTCATCGCATTCTATCTGCGCCAGCTTTTAAGTTAGAAGGATGGTCTGGAGCGTTTCCATCAGCGCATGGAAGGTTCGAGAAAAGCCATACTGATAAGTTAAATTCTGAACGCAAACTCAACTCATAAGCAATTTTGCCGAGTTGAATCTCCTACAACCGATTGACGGCAGGAAAAGGAAAAAGTATGTTGATTGATGATGACAAAGAAGAGTTGGGTGAGTTAGAGATCGAAGAGCAGAAGATCGAGCAAAAGGCTGAACTTCCTGAAAAATACAGGGAAAAAAGTTTAGACGAGATTGTGAAGATGCACCAAGAGGCTGAAAAACTAATTGGAAAGCAAGCACAAGAAGTAGGCGAAGTCAGAAAGTTAGCCGATGAACTTATCAAACAGAACCTTGGTTCACGACAACAGACTAGACAGGAAGAGCCTGAAGTAGATTTCTTTGAGAATCCACAAAGGGCGGTTCAAAGGACAGTTGATAATCACCCTGACATCCTAGCGGCACGACAAGTAACGCTAGAAATGAAAAGGGCACAGATTCAGCAAAGGTTAGCGCAAGAACATCCCGACTTTGGAGACATCGCCAAAGATCAGGACTTTGCAAATTGGGTGAAGTCTAGCCCTGTTCGCATTAAGATTTTTGAGCAAGCTGATTCTGGATATGATTTTGACTCAGCCAATGAATTGCTATCTACCTATAAACAGTTACGTTCTGTTAAACAGAAGCAAGCAAGTGATGAAGGCGAGGAAACCCGCAAGCAGAACTTGAGAGCAGTAGGTGTTGATGTAGGTGGTTCTGGTGAATCATCAAAGAAGGTATATCGAAGGGCTGACCTTATTCGGCTGAAAATGCAAGACCCGAATCGATACGATGCTTTAAGTGATGAAATCATGGCAGCATATGCAGAGAAACGGGTTCGTTAAAATTTGTTTTAGGAGATTTAATCATGGCATATCCAACACCAGCGGTAACAGTAACCACCGCAGACAAATTCATTCCAGAAATCTGGTCTGATGAAATCGTAGCCGCTTACAAGAAAAACCTTGTTCTGGCTAACATCGTTATGAAGATGAACTTTAAGGGCAAGAAAGGTGACACCATTCACATTCCCGCCCCTACTCGTGGTTCTGCTTCAGCTAAAGCGGCATCTACTGCCGTTACTTTGATTGCCGATACTGAGACAGAAGTTCAAGTCTTGATTAACAAGCACTATGAATATTCACGTTTCATTGAGGACATCGTTGAAGCACAAGCCTTGAACAGCTTGCGCCAGTTCTACACTGCTGATGCGGGCTATGCGCTTGCCAAGCAAGTAGACACTGATTTGATCCAATTGGGTCGTGCATTCAATGGTGCTACTGTCGGTACTAACGACTACGCAACAAGTAATACAACCACCAAAGCCTATATTGGCGGTGATGGTACTACTGCTTACAACAGCACATCTTCAAATGCTTCTGCTTTGACTGATGCCGCTATTCGTAGAACTATTCAGCGTTTGGATGATAACGACACTCCTATGGATGGTCGCTTCTTTGTTATTCCTCCCTCAAGCCGCAATACGTTGATGGGTCTTTCCCGTTACACAGAACAGGCTTTTGTGGGAAATGGCAATGTCATCCGTACTGGTGAAATTGGTAATCTGTATGGTATTCCTGTGTTCACATCTAGCAATGCTGATACTGGATATGGCAATACTCAAACAGATCGTATCTGCTTGATGGGTCACAAGGACTCTATGGTTCTGGTTGAGCAAGTTGGTGTCCGTTCACAGACTCAGTACAAACAAGAGTACCTCGCTACTCTGTTTACATCTGACACTCTGTATGGCGTGAAAGCCATGCGTACAGCCGCTACAACTGGTGCAGCTTTGTCTTCTAGCGCATTTGCGTTAGCAGTTCCAGCCTAATAGTTGCCTTTTCCCCTCGCCTTAATCGGTGGGGGGATTTTTTACATCAAGGAGATTTATTATGGCAGCAGCAACAGCAGTCGTTTCCCGTAGGGGAACTGACCAGTTCCGTGGTTTGTTTACAGACACTTGGGACGTTTCATGCACTTTGGACACAGCATCTATTGCAACAACAGCTACTACTACTGATACAGTAACAGTGCCTGGCGTTGCTTTGGGTGATATGGTTATCGGTATGTCAATTCTTGTATCAGAAGCAGGTCTTATGCGTAGAGCATACGTTTCAGCCGCTAATACAGTGACTATCGTTTCTATCAATCCAACTGGTAGTTCTGTAGACTTAGCATCTACAACTTTACAGTTGATTATTGGTCGTCCTGTAAACTAATAAAAGGGGGCTAAAACCCCCCTTTTTTTGGAGTTTTTATGGCTACTTTTAGATGTTTACAGTCTGGTACTGAAGTCACTTTTACCTATCAACATGATATTGATAGCATGAAAGATCATCAAGGATACGTTCTTGTTGAGGAAACTCCAAAGAAAGTTGAAGACAAACCTAAGGTTGGAAGACCAAAAAAAGAGGTTTCAAATGTCGGAAATTGATCCAAGAGAGTTTGGCAAGTTGGAAGCTCAAGTCGAGGCTTTACAGGCTGAAGTATCTGCTATGAGAGATGACATCAAAGCCCTCTTAGAGATGGCAAATAGGTCTAAAGGTGGCTTCTTTGTTGGAATGGCTATCGCTTCTGTAATAGGTGGTTTTATTTCGTTTGTAGCAACAAAGGTAATGAAATGAAATTACTTACTGGTGTAGTTTGTCCTATTGCGACACAAGATATTTCGGTCAATCTGAAGAACCGAAATAATGCTTTTAAGAATTTTGGATATGGCCCACCTAATCCAAATGAGCCTAATGATGCGTTTTGGCTAAAAAAAGCCAAGATGTATAACGCTCCTACAGAAGAAATCAAAGGTATGCGTTGTGGTAATTGTGCAGCCTTTATCCAAACACCTAAAATGATGGAGTGCATCTCTGTTGGTTTAGAAAAAGATGAAGGTAAAGGAGAGTTATCCTATGACCAAAATTTCATTAAAGCCGCTGATCTCGGCTATTGCGACTTATTTCAATTCACTTGTGCTGCCGCCCGTACTTGTGATGCGTGGAAAGCTGGCGGGCCTATTACGAAGGAAAAACCATGAAAATGACAAAGCCTAAAGAGACTAAGAAACCAAAGACTATGCCTTTGGCTATTATGATTGCTGTTGGAAAGCCTAAGATGCGTCCAATGCCTGAGCGTGGTGGTCGTACTGCTACAAACATGATGAAAAAATCCACAAGAGGTAAATAATGCCATTAGCTTCTCCAATTACTCTTTTGAACGCTGTTACTGCAACTGGTGCATCAACTGCAGTTCAAGTCGATGCTGGTCAACCTGCATTCCTACAAGTTTCAGGCATCACAAGTGCTACTGTTGCTTTGCAAGGAAGTCTTGACGGGGTAACTTATTCAACGATTGGTACAGCATTAACTGGTGATGGCATTGTTACTGTTGCAAATGCACCTAAGTATCTAAGAGCCAATTGCACAGTTTATGTAACTGGCACAATCACAGCAAAGGTTTTGTACTGATATGAAAAAGACCAAAGCCGAAACTAAGATTAGCAAGGTTATGCGTGAATATGGTGCTGGTAAACTGCACTCAGGGTCTAAGAAAGGCCCTGCCGTAACTTCCAAGAAACAAGCTATTGCCATTGCCTTATCAGAGGCGGGTATGAGCAAGCCTATGAAGAAGAAGAAATGAAACAAGGTCTATACGCTAATATCAATGCCAAACAAGAACGCATCAAGGCTGGTTCTAAGGAGAAGATGCGTAAAGTTGGTTCTAAAGGTGCTCCTACTGAGGCGGCATTTAAGGCTGCGGCTAAGACCGCAAAGAAGAAATGAAATCTCCTGTTTGGCAAACAAAAGAAGGAAAAAACTAAGTTATGCAGACAGAGGTAATTGTCAAGCAATGCACAAAATGCCGTGTAACGAAAGATATTAACTTCTTTTATACAGTAGGTAAAAAAGTAGATGGATCGCCAAAATACAATTCTTGGTGCATAAAGTGCATTTCAGTTAAACAGGCAACTTACCACACAAGAACTTGGGGCGAAGAAAAACTGCAATATACTGCATTTAAGAGAACTAAATCAGTTCGTTCATATTTGCAGTATTTAAGATCAAAAGCAGTATCTAGAAAAAAAGAAGGTGATGTAATTTCGCTTGATGCCTTGGAGTTATTGTGGAATATCCAAAAAGGATGCTGCGCTTTAACTGGTTGGCAAATGACAATGGAATTGGCAAATGGAGTTGTTCAAACAAACTGTAGCTTAGATAGGATTGATTCTTCAATTGGCTATGTTGTTGGTAATGTGCAATTAGTTTGTCGAATAGCAAATGTTTCAAAAAATGCTTTATCAACAGACGATTTCATAAATTTATGTCAAGCTGTATTGGAGCAAAACAATGCCAAAAACTAGTGCATGGCAAAGAAAAGAAGGAAAATCTGCTTCTGGGGGCTTGAATGCCAAAGGTAGAGCATCGTATAATGCAGAAACAGGTGGCAATTTAAAACCACCAGTCAAGTCGGGAGATAACCCTCGTAGGGCATCCTTTTTAGCACGAATGGGCAATATGCCTGGCGCTGAGATGAAAGATGGAAAGCCTACCCGACTTTTACTTTCTCTTAGAGCTTGGGGCGCAACGTCCAAGGAAGACGCTAAAGCTAAGGCTAAAGCGATCTCTAAGAGGAATATGAAGTGAGACCTGTATCTGTCAGTAAGAATCTAACTGCTAAT